AGTGAGTGGAGGCGTCGGTAAAGACTACGATTTCACGGCGTGTCTCGACCGCTTGAATTATCTCAGAGCCCGACCCTACGACCAGATCCCCCGCAGTGTTTGTGGCAGTAGGCTCCCACGTTGTCGCGCTTTCTTGGTCTGAAAACCGTACTAAAAGCTTGTCCTGATCCGCACTTCCCAGTGCGTTACAGCCAAAAGCAATAACGTGTCTATCTCTGTCGGAAACAATAATTTGTCGAGCGATAGTGGGCGCGTTTGAGTCTAAGGTGGTTATATCCACCGCTCTTGCGCCCGTGCCTAGCGTTTTATCCCAATAATAAATTTTGGAGTCCCTGAGATTTATAATGAGGTCTTCACCAAAATTATCTTGGCTCCATACTCGAAGAGATCCGCCTCCTGCGGTCGTTGTCGCTGCCGAGCCCCACGTGCCTCGTCCCCAAGTCCCTGCGCCCCAGCCGGTCCCGGGAACCACCGCGTTAGTGCCGATATTTATCTGATACTTGGAGGTTACCGAACCCCCGCCGTTGCCGGTGTCAGACGAATTTGCAGTTGCCGTCGCCGTAATCGTATAGGTGTCTGTGCTTGGAACGGTTTGTATTTCATATTCTTGGTTCAGCACCGCAGCCGTTATATTACCCCCAAGAGAAACAGCGTCGCTAAAAAGGACAAAGTCGCCGACGATTGATCCATGACTAGCGTCCGTAACGGTTATGGTGGCAGATCCGTTTGACGCTGAAAAGGTGGTGGAGTTTGTCGTAGTTTTTCTGAGCGGCGTTACATCAAAAAAAGTTTCGCCTTCTTCAATGTAAAACTTGACGTTTGTTCCTACGCCCAAGTACCTAGAGTTGTCGATAGCCCGCCAAGCATGAAGAGACCGGCAAGTGCCTAAGATTGTATTTTGAGAATACTTTTCCCAGCCGCCGATTTTTTCAGGGAAACCAAAACGAAAACGAACCTTGTCGCAGTCGTTCCAGCCCCCCTCGTTGGTGTAAGCCGTAACCTCAGTATTAATACCGGGCTTAAACTGAAGCTTATTTAAAGGCATTTTCTAACTCTCTGCCGTACGGCTTTACGGTGCTTCCCATGAGAGCGGCATTAGTACAAAAACTACTGCCGTCCGGACTAAAAAACAGGGTAAAGGTGCCCCTACCCTCAAAAAAATAAACGGCGTGTCCCACCCCGTTTACTCCAATAAATTTTATGACCTCGCCCTGTTCCTTCGTTGATTTTAATAAATTTTCCCAGTCTTTAAGACACACTAAGTTAGCAGATAACGCGGTAGGCCATAGCAAAAAACCACAAATTACAAATAGATATTTAAGGCGAGTGGACAATCTCTTTCCCTAAAAGGTCTAAAGATTTCTGTAACCACCCCCCTCGGTATGTATAGGTGTCCGGGTCAGCGTCAGACCGCCACCTGCCGTATTGCCCCGCCTCTGCGTAAGCGGCATCTATTTCAGCCCCCGTCAGGTCCGTTCTTGTTTTTCTAACTTCTTGATAGAAAGAAGGAGGACGCCACGGCGTGTTGTCGTTATAGTCGGGATCTGGGTGCGTCACAAAAAGGTTGCATACAGCTTCGGGTAAAGCCTCAAATTGTTCGAATCGACCGGTCAAAGTAGCGGCAACAGCGTCATAGTCGAAACTATCCCCTTTTTGCACAGGGGTAAAATCCGGAGATCCCGCAAGATAGATATCCACTCCGTCCACCTCTATCAAAGAGCGGAACCGATTGTGGGTGTCTGTAGAGGTGTTTTCAACAGATATGCCGACCACAATGCCATCAGGAGACCTATTGTCTATTTCTTGACGATACCCTTTATACCTCGGCTCTATTAGACCCACGTCAACATGATAATCAAACCCCTCGCGGATAGGTCGAAGATCCTCAGAATATGAAACAGGCCACGTTGTCCTTTCATACGTAAAGTCACGAACATTTGATTTTAGCCACGAGACTATTGCATCCGAGGCAGCCTTTTGCGCCTCGTTTCTTGCGCTTCCGTCTGTGAACTTTTCGACAACCCAGTCTTCTTCGGCATAAACTGCCGTAATATCGTGTGAAGTATTGGAAAGCCAGTTCCAAAGCGCGAAGCTACTGTTCGTTCCGCCTGAAAAGGGTATGAGAATACTTGCCATGCTCTATGCCGTCTGCCCTTGAACAGTGCCCTGATTGGTGACCGTGATCGTTCTGCCGTTTTTACGAACAGCGAAACCTGCCGCACCGCCGGGCCCGCCACCGCCAGCGGGAGTGACAACAGGACATTGCCCATCGCCGCCGACGCTGCCGCCGGTTCCCGGACTGCCTGCCTGCCCAAACCCGCCTTGAGCGCCCGCGCTGCCGGGGCTGCCAGCCGAACTGCCGCTGCAACCGCCGCCGCCTTTTCCGTCGTCAGTAAAACTACTGCGGGTACCGAATGAGCCCGCGCCACCGCCGCCACCGCCACCGCTGCGAACCGTTCCCTGAGACCCAACAGTCACCGCATAGGTTCCTGTTGCGGGGGTGTTTGTGTTGAAGTGAATGGCGTCACCGCCCGCTGAACCTGCTTGGCCGGGCCTCATCGTACCCCCTGTCGAGCCCGTATACCCCGTCACCGTCCCGTTTACAGTAATCGTGAGAGGCGACGCTGCGTTAATAGCTCCTGTTTGAAGGGCCGGGTTAGTCATGGTAGCGGTTACTTCCACGCCCGAATCCACCGTAAGAGAAATAGGCGTGTCGTCAGAACTCGCGTTATAGCCGTTCTGAGCCGCCACGGTAGCAATGTTATAGTTTGAAGTATTACCCGATATGGTGAGGCTGAGGTCTAGCTTTTGATGCCCGCCTTGGACTATCGGCATTAATTCTCCGGTTCCCATTACGCATCTCCTTTATTGTAGCGCTTTCACGGTCAGAAGTGAGAAGGTGGAGGAACCGTCATTTACTCTTGTGATATAAAAGAAGAACTCATGTCCGTCGGTAGTCGTAATAGTGTCGCCATCAACTAAAGTGTATCCGGAGGTTGTAACCGTTCCGGCGGAGGCGTTGTTCTTGTACAAGATAACCATCGTGCAGTTTTTTGAAGGCACCCCTAAAGTGTGAGCGCCTCCGTTAACCGCTTGCTGAAAGTTTCCATCGTCCACATCAGGGGTGTACGTCCCGGAGCTTTGTGTTCCCGCATCGTGAACGGCAGCGCTAAACCCTGCGGTCAATTCGTCGGCGGTATCGGCTTTTAGGGTATCGGCGTCAAACGCCTGAACGTCCGTTCCAATCGCCACACCCATTGAAGCTCTGGCGGTTGAGCCGGACTCAGCAACAAAGTTTGTGCCGTCGCCTACAATAAAGTTGCCGTCAGTTACAGCAAGGCCTGCAACGTCCGCCAACTGCGCGTCAAACGCCTGAACGTCCGTTCCAATCACTAGGCCGAGGTTTGTACGAGCCGCGGATGCCGTGGAGGCCCCAGTTCCACCGTCTGCAACCGCAAGGTCAGTAATACCGGTTATTGTTCCGCCTGTTATTGACACGGCATCGAACAAGTCTGAAACGGCTGCGCCGGATCCCGCTCCGTCAGCGTAGATAATCTTTGTAGACCCGTTTGGCACCGTCGCATTGGACCCCGTGCCTTGGCTAAAGACCGCGCTTTGGCCGCTGCCGTTTCGAACAAAATAAAGCTTGTCCGCGTCATTGGGGGTGATCGTAATAGTGTTTGTTCCCGTCGGAGAACCTCCCAAGACCAAGACCTTAAACATACCGTCCGAAAGAGTGCCGTCGGTGGTCGCAAGGGTATGGCTTGTTCCGCTAAGCGTGATTGCTCCTACGCCGTTGAGCGTACGGTCAACAATATCAAAATTAGTGTTTGTGGTGTCGCCCCACGTACCGGACTGGTCACCCGTGGCCGGTTTCTCTATACCGGTATTTGATGTATAAGTAGATACCATTCTTCTATCCTCTTACGCGGCCAATTCTTCCCACGTAGCTGTCTGATCCGGTGTTATAGCGCTATAAGAAGCCGTTTGATCCGGAGCTATTATACTCCAAACAGTTACAATTCCAACAGCGCTTGTTGCTTCGCTACCCGTTAGTGAAATAAGGGCGGTTCCGGTAGCGGTTACAGTTCCTACGCCGCCAGTCGCAGATAGCCCTGTTTCGGGAACTTCCGCGTTACCGGTAGCGGTAGCCGTTCCAAGTCCGCCCGTGCCCGCGACCCCAGTAACGTCTACGGTCTTACCAAAGACCGCAGTGACGCTGCCTACCGCGCCCGTGCCCGCGACTCCTGAGACAGATACGGTAAAGTCAAAGTTTATGGTGGGGCTGCCTACCGCGCCCGTGCCCGCAGAGCCGGTAGCCGCCACAACAAAATCAGTTGTGACAGTTTCATCACCGACTGCGGTGGTCGCGGAAAGTCCGCTTACAAGTACGGTGTTTGCGTCGCCCCAAGGACCGGAGCCCCACGTTCCGCGGCCCCAGCCCTGTAAAGCTTCCGTCGCCACCACAGTTTCATCACCGACCGCAGTGGTTCCCGCTACCCCAGAAACATTGATTACAAACTGTGTGGCAACAGTTTCACTGCCAACCGCAGTGGTTCCCGCTACCCCAGAAACAGAAATTAGCTGATCGGTAACAACAGTTTCACTGCCAACCGCAGTGGTTCCCGCTACCCCGCTAACGACTACGGGTGAGGGTTGGCCCCACGGGCCTTCTCCCCAACCTGCCCGACCCCAACCTGCAAGCGCAGACATGTCGGGACTACCGCTAGGCTATACGGATAATGGCGTCAGTAGCGTTCGCCGTAGGAAACTGAATTGTAAAGTCTCCGGCAGAAGAGCTTTTATCGCCGCCAAAAGCCAAAACAAGAACGGCGGGGTCACCCGTAGCGGTCTCGTTGAAGATCAAAGCCCCGTTTGCGGTTATGGTGGCAGAACTAAAGGTAAGGTCTGAAAAATCACCAATTGCCGTCGTTCCACTTGTCGTCGGGGTAACCGAAGTCAAAGTGCCACCTTTTGCCGTGTAACCCGTTCCGCTTACCTCGTTTGAGGTCGTATATGCGGTGGTTCCCGCGCCTAAAGATGCCGAGCTAGTGTAAAGCGCCAGCTTAAAGGTGTTTCCGGTAGACGCCGTAAAATCATGCACACCTTTCAAAATCTCCGCCTTGAAAGACGTACACATTGCCTGTGAGATTGCCATCTCAAAGTCTCCTTATTAACTCAGCCAGTTCGGGGTGGCCTGCATCGTTCAAAGCGTTAAAAACTGTCGTCCTGTCACTATTTATAGCCTCCCGCATGTAAAAACTCAATATCTTCTCTAGCTGCTCCTTAAAAGCAAAGGCTTGGTCTCTTATAACAGGAGGCGCGTCCATGGAAACGCGCATAATCTTGTCAGCGCACCGAGAGGCTACTTCTTCCGGAGTGTGGCCCCTGAATTGCGTGGTATGAACAGACACTTTGTAGTCCGGTGCAATATCCAGATTAGCTTGGAACATTACGTTCTTTCCCTAGTAGGCAGGCCTTTACGGTATGCGTCGTTGTTTTCCCTTGCTTCAGCAAGGTCTTTGAGGCGCATGAGGGCTTCTTCAAACCGCTTTTCATACATGGCAAGAACGTCCTGCTCCCCCTTCATGTATATGTAGGCCTCGACAAGAGAACCAAAAAGCATCGCGTTGGGGGCGTTAACGCTCAAGAAGGTCGTCCCCGAATCTGCCCCGTCTGTCAAACTTGCGGGGCGATAATAATAATGAAGCTCCACCGAGTATCCCGAATCGGGCGTCGGGGCTATCAAAAAGTTTGAGTCGTCAAACAGTGCGTAAAACTCAGGCTCCCCAGTAGAAGACTGATTGGGCCAATACTCCTGCAAAAAATTTACGTCCTTTTGCAAAAGGAATTTTTTCGAACTAGAGACTTCAATAGATAACGAAAACGACGCTAAAAAGTCCGTCGGTGCCTGCAAAAACCGATTTGACGCGGTCATGGACGCCGTTACGTTTTTTCTAAAGTTTTCAAGGTCAACGAGCTTAAAAATACGTTCTTCTGCCGCCCGGATAAAGACAGGCAGGTTTGTTACAAAACTCGTCTCTGTGTTTTCTGCAAAATCTTGTATTGCTGTTTTCAACTGTGCATATGTAAAACTCATGCCGTCACCACCGTCACTATGCCGACGGAAGCCACCGCCTTAGTGTCCCTGAGCCCCTGCGGAAAAGAAGTGCCCCCGACAAAAACAGTTTGAGGTTCAACGCGGTCTGGGCGCGGATTATACAAAGCCTCTGCATCAGCCACTTCTTTAAAAGGGCCTAGTTGAGGATGCTTAGGCTCATACTCGTCTTTGCCGACAAGCAAGCCCGTCCACTCTCTCCGCATGTCCTGATACCGATACCGGAACCCCGAGCGGTCTGATATGGCGTAAGAGTCTTTTCCGGTCGCAAACCTCGCCATAACTACCTGCCGAAATAGTTATGGCTTGGAGATATTTGAAGAGACGACCGGTCTCGGTCTTCTTGCATCGCCCTCTGCATCTCCTCTTCGTACACCGCCTTCAGGAGGTTTGTTCTATCAGGAGAAAACTTGATGGAGAGGTAATAAGAAAGACCCGCAGAGACGCACGGATAAAACCTGAAAGGCACATCCAAAGTATTGGTCTGCGTGTCCGCATCATTCAATCGGGTTAGTCTATCAAAAACCAGTTCATACGAAGAACTAGAGTCGGGTGTCGGCCAAAGCCTAACCTGCGGAGTAATCTGTCTATCAACGTAGAACTGCACCGGACGACCGGTTGAGCGCTTACTGGTGAGGCCTAGATAAGCGTCGCGTCCTATGCGAGTAATCTGCAAGTCAGATTGATTGCTAGCGCCGCTGTTCTGCCGAACCACTGCCGACAAAATGTCTATTGAAGACTGAACATCTTCCAGCGATACGGCAGAAGAAACCGTTGCCGTCGTACCAGACGTGCCGCCGGTTATAGTTTCGCTAGCTGAAAAAGTCCCTGACGGCACGTTTATCGCAAGAACCGTCGAAGAGTTGACATTAGTAATTGACGCCGTCGCTGAACTGGTGCCGCCGGTTATAGTTTCCCCGTCCTGAAAACCCGTTGTGCTATTGACCGTCATGGTCAACGTGCCCACCGGGTAATCAGCTACGTCATTAGCGAGCGCTATCGTTTTCTGCTCTATCGTCCACCGATTGATGCCGCGGTTAGCCCACTCGGCAAACAAAAGGTTTAAAGACCTTTTTGCAGTGCGTAGGTCGTAGCCCGTTCGGGCTTCTAAGCCGCACCGTTCAAAGGCCTCTTCGATATGCTCGTTAACGTCTAGCTCGAAATTCTTGCTAGAGGAAACAGTCACTTAACTACTTTCTTTTTCGAACCATGCCGCCGCCGCGCATCTTTTTAACCATGCCGCCGCCGCGCATCTTCTTGGGGCCTTTTTTAACCATGCCGCCGCCGCGCATCTTGCGAACGGGCTTTTTCTTACGAGGCTTCATCGCCATTTGTCAGTCTCCTATGTAAAGTTTCTCTTTGGTCGTAAAGCGTTCGGTTTTCTGGAACTTTGAAGGCTTGATCATAATAACCCTTGTCCTTCAACTGATCCGCGCTGTGCTGAAGCTTTCGGAGCCGTTGAATAAAAATAATAGCATACTTTTCTCCTACAACAGGAGAAAAAGAGCCGTCATCAAGCAACTCGTCTTCATCATCGTCCGGGTGAAAGCCCATCAGCCAAAGATCTTTCTGACCAAAAATACCCTCAGCAATCGCGTCGTTGAGGTCTGAAACAAACTCCTCAAAAACTTGCGGGTCTTTTTTGTACGAAAAGTCTATCAGAAGAATTACGTCAAACGTGTCATCAAATCCGGCCATGGTTTGATAGAGAACCAGATTGTCGTCTTCGGTCTTAAAAACGTATCCAACCTTGTTCTCTTCAAAAGCCTTCTTCGCGTACGGGCATGCCGGTAGCCCGTTGAAAAACTCACTAGGCTTTTCTAAAGCATGTCGAGACCATTCTCGCAAATCTTTTTGAACATCAAGCTCAAGGCTCATGTGTACAGTGTCCGTTTTCTTCTGTTCGAAAGAACAGCGCCACAGCCCTTATTCAGCTTACGATAAGGAGCCCCGACAACTACTCCTCCGTTTTTCGCCTTAGCAACTTTTGCAGCCTTCGTATTGGCGACAACAGTTTTTCCTTTAGAGCCTTCGCGCTTCTTTTTACGCGCCGTAGAAGCTCTTTGACCTTTTGAGAGACTTTGCGCTTTGCTTCGAGGAAGACATCTATCGGGATTCTTTTTATCCTTTGAACTTCCGCACGGCCCCGCGATATTACCGCTGCTATCGATCCTAACCCAGTCTTCATCTAACCATTCCTTTAACTTGCCCATTTAACGGCCCTTTCTTTTGCCGCCCTTTGACTTTTTAGCATAGTTGGGGTCTTTGCAATATTTCGATGCTGCCAAATTTGCGTAGGCCGAGGGGTAGGTGTCAAAGGTTCTCTTTGCCCAAGCCTTGCCTTCGGGGCAAATCTTGCTTCCCTTGCTTTTAGAAGAGACTTTTCCGCCTTTTCTAAAATAAGTAAGCTTAGGCTTACGGGGCTTAGGGCCGGTCCGAACTTTCGCCATGCGTCCTCACAATCTTGCGGGATTGAATAAACTGCTCCCACATGGGTTTTATCATCTGGTGATTTTGATCGACTTTAAGAGCCGTTCTTTCGGTCCGCTTATCTACATCTATCAATGTAGATGACTGCCAACCAAGCAAGCCCAAAAAAGCCGTTACAACTCCTGCAACAAGGATGCCTATGATAGTCTTTTCCATCAGCACTTCCAACGACGACGCGCCTGACGAATGCGCGAGTTAGGGTTGTTACGTGTCTTGGCCGAACTTCTTTTTAGCTGACCAAGAGATCTAGCGCAGTAACTTTTCCGTCGTTTGGCAGCGGCGCTGCCTTTTTTAACTTTACCCGTAACTGCGGTTTTTAGCTTGGATCCGGGGTTTGCTTTACGATATGCCTTAACCCCGGCACGGGTCATCCCCGCACCTTTTTTCGTCTTCCGATAATTAGGATTTTTACCGGTAGTGGTGCGCGGAATTGATTTTTGTCGTTTTTTTGTAGCCATCAGTGAAGTGTCCGGTCTTCAAAGAGAGGCTCTAACGGTTCGGACAGAAGCTCTTCTAAAGCTTGAATAAAGATGTCCACCTGAACCGGAGATTCAAAGCCGGTAAACTTTACAAAAACCTCTGGGGTGGGGGAATCCTCGACAGCAATGTAGTAATTGCCCGAAAAATTAAACTCCCCCACCCTAAATCCGGCCACCGTAAGCCTCCTTAGTACTCTTTCCGCATGTACAAAATAACCGTGTATGTATCTGCGGAAGTATGGCCTACCGTGGTGAACTTGACATCTCCAGTCTTGCCGGATCCTGCGTTATTAGTCAGGCCGCCAAAAACGGTGTAGTCATGGTTTCCGCTCTGGTTTTCGCCAAGTTCGATACAGAACTGATCGGACGTAGCGTCCCAAAGTATCTGTAGCTTCATGCCGATGCACTGCCACCAGATACGCTCAATGACGACACCTGTGCAGGTGTCGCCATCAGCGCTGGTATTAAGGCCAGAAACGTCTACCTTGGTGACCGCATCTTCGCCCGTGCCGTCCGAAATATTGGTAAACTTCATTACCGCATATTTCGGTCCGTCAGAGAGTGTTTGAGAAGTTACTGCGTCAGCCATGAGCTATACCCTCCGCTACGCTGCGTGGCCGTAGAGAGTGATCTCTATTTTACCCGCATCATAGGTTCCTGCCGTGGCCGTTCCACAAACAAGATACAAATACTGGTCAGCGGAAGGAAACGCGGTGAAAATATCCACACTGCCAAGCGTGAGGTCGCCCGAGTCTACAAGTTGTGTCTCAGTCAGATCACCAATCGCGGTATCCTCAACACCGGTGCCTTCATCGGCAGCATAGACATCAATGTCCGGGTCACCCGTGGTGGGCGCTTCGAAACATTTAATTTCGCCAGCGAACACCGTGCCGTTAACAGCCGCTGTAATCTGAGCGATATACGCTGCGCCTGCACCGTCAACACCAATAATGTCTCCTGCGGTGCCGCCACAGTTTAGTCCCGTGATATCCATAAGAATTTTAGTGACAATCAGGTCACCGTCTTGGGATACGGACGTTTTGTGGATGGTCCCCGTGCCGTTCGAAATACCCGCACCGGGCGACATGTTTGTTGGGGAGCTACCTGTTCCAGATGTTTTGGTTACAGTAAGAGCGCCTGTGGTCGCATTTTTGCTTACGGTTTGAAAACCGCTTTCAGAACGCACTGGCCCTGAAAAAGTCGTATTAGCCATGTTGTACTCCTGTCGTGGCTAGTGTCGGCACGTTATGCGCCGTCAGGAAGAATAAAAATATAAACCAAAACAAAAGGGGCGGCAATAGCCGCCCCTTCCGTTGTAAAAAGAACTTCTGAGCTTACGCGCCAGCCGTTCCAAATACGCAGCGCCAGTCGGAAACACCGAACGAATAACGCTCACGCGCCTTGAAGCGCATGTTACCCGTATCGAAGTCGCCTTCCATGGCGGTTTTCAGCGGCGAACGGTTAAAGAACTTAAAGCCGTTCGGCGCGTCCGTCTTAACAAAGAACGCGTCCGTGTCGG